ACCTCGAACTTCTTCGACTACACCCAGCTCTCCGTCCCTGCGACAATCGGGTTCAACCAGTCTGTTCCTTGGATTATGACTGCGACTGAACTGCGTGACGCTCTTCAGGAACAGCGCCTCGGTGATTCGGCCAAGCAGAAGCTCGCGTCCGACATCAACGTGGCTGTGATGAACGTGGCCTCCGCGCAGGGCACGCTCGTCGTGAAGCGTCTCTCGGCAGCCTCTGGTTTTGATGATGTCGCCCAGTGCGAAGCCATCTTCAACGAGCAGGGCGTGAACTTCGATTCGCGCTACTTGGCGCTGTCCACCCGCGACTACAACGGCATGGCGAGCAACCTCGCTGGCCGTCAGACGCTTCAGGGCAAGGCGTTGACCGCTTACGACCGGGCCTACATCGGCCAGGTTGCGAGCTTCGACACCTTCAAGCTCGACTACTCCAACCGTATCGCTGCTGCTGCTGGTTCCAGCATCACGATTGATACTCGTGACGCTGCTTTGAACTACCAGATTCCTCGGGCCGTTACGGCGTCCCCGACGACTTCTGAGCGTCTCAATGTGGACAACCGCTTCCAGACGGTGACCGTGTCGAGCACAACCGGCGTTGCCGCTGGTGACTGCTTCACGATTGCCAACGTGTTTGCGGTGCATCACATCACGAAGCAAAACACTGGCCAGTTGAAGACGTTCCGCGTCATCAGCGTGACCAACGGCACCCAGATGGTGATCAGCCCCGGCATCGTGTCCAACCAGGTTGCCAATACCGCTTCGGCTGAATACCAGAACTGCGTTGTGACCACGAAGGCGGCTAACGCTGCCATCGTGTTCCTCAACACTGCCGCAGCTCCCATCAACTGCTTCTGGCAGAAGGACGCGATTGAGATCCTCCCGGGTCGCTACGCGGTTCCCTCGGACGCCGGCGCCAACGTGATGCGTGCCTCCACCGATCAGGGCATTGAACTGGTCATGCAGAAGCAGTACGACATCAACACGATGAAGACTCGCTATCGCTTGGACACCATCTTTGGTGTCGTCAACAAGCAGCCTGAGATGAGCGGGATCATCCTGTTCGGTCAGCCCTAAGGCTTAGTCCTTAATCACACAGGGGAGGGTAGTTGACTCTACCCTCCCTTTTGTGTATTCAATCTGTATGCCACTGAAAAAAGGTTATTCCCCAAAAACGATTTCCAGCAATATCAGTGCTGAAATGAAATCTGGCCGCCCTCAAAAGCAGGCCATTGCTATTGCTCTGAGCACAGCTCGCACAGCAAAGAAAGCCGCAGGCAAACCCGTTGGGAAGCTCAAGAAATGACTGAATTTCCTGCTTTGGTTTACAAGGTTCCGGGCAAATATGTGCGCCCATATGGAACTTACGATTTTACAGGAGTCAACAACGCTGAAGAACTGCAAGCCAAGCTCAAAGAAGGTTGGTTTTGTTCTCTTACAGAGGCCATTGACTCTGAAAACAAAGAAGTCGTCACAGAAGAAGATGACACTGCACCTCCTACTCGCCAGGAACTTGAGGAAAAGGCTACTGAGCTTGGCATTAAGTTTGATGGCAGGTTTTCTGATAAGAAAATCGCGCAGCTAATCGACGAAACGCTCGCCAAATAGTATGGGCTACACCAAGAAACAGATCATTGAGCAAGCCTTTGAGGAGATGGGCCTTGCATCTTACGTCTTTGATCTGACGGCAGATCAGTTGGAGAGCGCACTTAGGCGCCTCGACTTGATGGTGGCCTCTTGGTATCTCAAAAACATCCGTATTGGCTATCCTCTGCCGATTAGTCCTGAGAACAGCAACATCGACCAAGAGGTTGATACGCCAATGCAGGCGAACGAGGCTCTAGTGCTCAATCTGGCAGTTCGTTTGGCGCCTTCTTACGGTAAATCGCTGTCTCCTGACACAAAAGCGAATGCCAAACTAACGTATGACCAGCTTTTGATTCAAGCAGCGGCTCCAATTGAGTTGCAGTACGATAGAAACCTGCCACTTGGGGCTGGATACAAGCGCACAGAGCGTGTATTTGTAGACGTACCGAATTTAGATCCAGTACAAGTACAGCCTAACGGCCAAATCCTCTTTAGGAACTCTTAGCATGTCCATTGAACGCCTTTCACTAATCGACACGGTCACGGCATCGACCAACTTTGCCGTCAACGTCAATGGTCAGGACTACCGGGTTCTTGCCCAGTCTGTTTACGACTACATCGTAAATGCAAATGAAGAGTTTGGTGGTGGCGGAGGTCTTATTGGCGGGAAAACTATTCAGTACTTTGCTCCTTCTGCGACTGGCTGGTCTGTAGCGATTGCCGCTGAAAGCGAGAGCGCATGGCTTGTTATTACACCTACAGCAGGCTTTGCCACTGGCACAATTACGCTTCCAGCCTTGATTAACGTGCAGGAAGGACAGGAAGTGCTAGTCAACTGCACGCAATCTGTTGGAACGCTCACTGTGCTTGGCAATGGCGCAAATGTGATTGGTGCTCCTACATCACTGGCTGCAAACGGCTTCTTCCTAATGAAGTTTGAACCAATTCTAAGCAATTGGTATCGTGTTGGATAACTATTAAATTTATGGGCCTCGCTTTTCAACCAGCTTACTCTACTGGCGTCACGGTGACGCCGAATACCACCTCGGCCTCTGTGACACTGGGTTTTACCTCTGAGTCACTGGTGTTCACGAATCTTGGATCAACCATCGTTTACGTTCGCGTTGGCACAGTTTCTAGCGGCGCTCCTGCGACAACTGCCGGCTATCCTGTGCTGGTTGGCTCACAGGTGTCTATTGGCAAGGATCAGGACGATGACACTGTCTCGTTCATTTCTCCTGCTGGTCCTGGGTCACTGCACATCATCCAAGGCATCGGGCTGTAATGATCCGCTTCCTGTCAAGGCGCCGGTCCAAGACTCCTGCAACGGCTGGTGGAGTGCCCCCTGTCGTTACATTCACTTACCTACGTCCCGATGGGACATCTCAGTTCCGGCGCCCTGACGGCACCTCAATCTACATCCGACCCTAGCCATGCCAAATCTCACGGTTTCTTCTGATATTGATTCTTTCCTTCAGTCTGCAAGCAGGCAGGCGGCAATGGATAACCTCGCTGGCGCGGCAACTTCAGGTCAATACTTGAGAGGGAATGGATCTGATGTTGTCATGTCAGCCATTCAGGCTGTGGATGTGCCTACTCTAAATCAGAACACGACTGGCACGGCAGCAAGCGTCACCGGCACTGTGGCTGTAGCCAATGGAGGCACTAACGCAACAACGGCTCAAGCTGCCATTTCAAGTCTAGGCATTGGGATGCGGATGGTTGAGGCACAGACTACGACAAGCATCACTGGCACAATGGCTACTGGCCCTGAGCCAGACACGTTTACAGTCACCGCAACAGGAGTGTTTACCACCGATGGATACACTCCAGTTTTGGGTGACATTATTGCGTTTGCCCTTCAAGGCGGCGGCACATCGACTCAGAACGGGTTTTGGGAAGTCACAACTGTGGGTGCTGTGGGTGTATCTGCCGTTTTTACACGCCCAACTTGGTTTAGTGGCACAGTGCGAAACGGGATGTACATGACTCGCTTTGGCGCAACTCAATGCGGTTATGTCATGGCATTTTTTAACAACGCGGGAGGAAATGCCGACATCACCGTTGGCACAACGGCAATTCAGGTCGTGCGAGTTAGCCAAAGACTTGCGAACGCAACAAATTCGATCAATTTGTTCACTGGATACCAAACCTTTAGGGCAAATGGTGCCAGTGCAAATCAGGCTCCGTTCTTTTTTCAGACTGGGGCAGCATTAATGACTGCACCTCAAGCAAATGCTGTTGAGTGGTTTAACGACCAGATGTACCTAACAAACGCAGCAGGAGTTCGGACAACCAACACAAATCATGTTGCCATTCCTGCCACTGCGACATCCACGGGTCAGGTTGGTCAAATTGCCGTGGACAACGCAGGTAGCTGGTTATATGTGTGCACCGCTACAAACGTGTGGAAACGAGTGCTTTTGACTACATTCTAATTTTCCCCCGGACAAACGCAGTAAAAAAAAACACCAATATGGCTAATCAGTTCCTTCTAAAGTATAGCGCCACTTCTGGCGTTGTCCCAACGTCCGCAGAGTTACCTCTGCGCCAAATCGCTCTGAACACTGCCGATGGCAAGTTGTTCATCAAAAAGAATGACGGTACAATTCTCAGCTTTGAGAGTGCTGCCGCGTTTGCTCGTGCGGTACACAGCCACACGATCTCTGATGTCACTGGCCTTCAGGGCGCTCTTGACACGCTGACGACAGCAGCCGCTGCCGCTCAGTCTGGCGCAGATGCTTCCTTGAAGATTGCTTCCAACCTGAGTGATATCGCCAGCGTTTCCGCTGCCCGGACCAACCTCAGTGTTGATAGCAGCGCAGAAGTTGATGGCAAGATTGCGACCTCCAAAAGCGCCTCTGACGCTTACACGGATTCCGCCATTGCCGCGTTAATTAATGGGAGTCCTTCGACGCTCGACACCCTAAAGGAAATTGCTGACGCTCTGGCCGCTGGCTCAGACGTTGCAACTGCTCTGGCTTCCAGCATCTCTGCTGTTTCTTCCCGCGTCACAACTCTGGAAGATCAGAACCTCGACTCCCGTCTTTCGGGCGCTGAAGGCGAAATTGATACGTTGCAGAGCGACGTTGTAGCTGCTCAGAGCGCAGCCGACGCTGCTCAGAGCACTGCCGATCAGGCCGTACTCGACGCAGCCGCTGCACAGTCTGCTGCTGACGCTGCACAGTCCACTGCTGACAGCGCCGTTTCGGCTGCTGCGACTGCACAGGCTGGGGCTGACGCTTCGGCCAAGAAGTCTGCAAACCTTAGCGATCTGGCTGACGCTGCTACTGCACGCACAAACCTGAGCGTTGACTCGTCCGCTCAGGTTGACACGAAGGTGTCGAACGCTGTTAGTTCAGCTTCTAGCTCGCTTCAGTCCAGCATCGACGGAGTAAGTGGCCGGGTTGCGACCCTCGAAGGTCAGAACCTTGATTCCCGTGTCTCCAGCGCAGAAAGCGCGATTGCTGGCTTGGGCACGATGTCTGCACAGGATGCAAACAACGTGAACATCACTGGTGGCCTGATTGGCGCTGGTTCGGTTCCCACCGATTCGGGTGTGATTCTCACTGAGAATAGCACTTTGGACGGAGGCACGTTCTCGGGTTTTAATGGCGGGGGTGGTGGAGGCAACACCACTCCCGTGATCGGGGCCTACTTCTACGCCAGCTCTGGTAACGATTGGGGCACGCTTGCTAACTGGTCTGGCGACAGCGCCCGGACTCAGGCGGCAACGCAGCTTCCAGGCGGAACCACTGACGTAACGCTACTAAGTTCTGGGTCTGCCGACCTAGACACTTGGACGCAGCCGCAGAGCATCAATATTGGGTCAAATGATCTGACGTTGACCTCGGTGGCAACTCCTTCGGCTAACCTCACTTGTTCCGTCACTGGGACAACAGGTATCATCACGCTTAATGGCGTGGCGTTTAATCGCTAACACTTGTGGGGGCGCCTGAAATATGGCGCCCCCACTTCTTTTTCTTTTATTATGAATCCATCTATCTCAATAGCCTGCGACACTACCTTTGGCGCCGGCTCAGAAAACTTTGGCACCGTCACTGGAAATGTGACGTTTCAGGATGGCTCCGCAAACAGCGGAACAGTAACTGGCAATGCTGTGTTTGAGGGAACTGCCGAAAACAAGGCGGGTGCAACGGTAACTGGCAATGCTACGTTTGCAGAGGGAACAGCAGTCAATAACGGGACTGTAGGTGGCTCTGTTGTTGTGACTGGTCCATTTACAACATGGCTAGCCGCAAACTCTGGAGTAAGCCAGTACACCAGTTCTGGCTACGGACATGGCTTCTGGGCTTACAACAACACTGCCTATGGCACTCAAACAGAGGCAGAAGGTGCAGCGTATGCAGCTTGGCTCGCCGCAAATGTTGGCGTGAATCAGTATAGCAATGGCCAATGGGCGTACAACCAAACTGAGTATCCCAACAGTTCGTCTGCATATGCAATAATGTATAATGAGCAGTATCCGGCATGGCTGGCTGCAAACTCTGGGGTGAACCAATATTATGGAATTTATGGCACACACGCTAATAAGTGGGCGTATAACTCAACGGAGTACGCTTCGCAAGCTGCCGCGCAGGCTGCTGAAGCCGCTGCTCAGGCAGAAATAGACGCAGCCGCATATCAAACATGGCTTGCGTCAAATACTGGAATAAATCAGTACACCGGCGCTGGCGCAAATAACGGCCAATGGGCATATAACTCGACTGAACACTCTTTTCGGTCTGGGGCTGAACAAGCTGCTTATGAGGCATGGCTTGCCGCAAACATTGGTGTCAATCAGTACGGTGGGACAGGTTCTCAGAATGGCACTTGGGCATACAACCAAACGTATTATTATTCTCAAGCATCAGCGCAAGCGGCTTACGACGCAGCCAATCCTTAGTAATTCTCATCACATTCAAGCCACCGTCCAATCCGGTGGCTTGATTTGTTTTGAGTAAGTGCTACATGAAAGAAATGCCAACTATTCTGTTGAATAACAAAGTAAACGACGGCTCTGCCCCAAGTCCGTCAGACGTAGCAGTTAGGGAATTAGCCATTGATCCATCAAATGGCTCCTTGTGGACCAAGCTCAAGACTGGTCTTGTCCGCAAGATTCTCGCCATTGCAGCGCCTCACGCAAGCACGCACGCAACTGGTCAGTCTGATGCCATTAGCCCGGCTTCAATTGGTGCAGCAATGATCGACCACCAGCACACTCCTCTGGATCTCGTGGGCTGTGGCGACATTCTCACTTCCAACGCAGCAGACTTTGCTGCTAAATCGCACACACATGGCGTAGGCCAAATAACTGGGCTCTCTGCCCAGCTTGACGCTTTGGCTCAACGTATTTCAGCTCTCGAACAACAAGTTCACCCACAATGAGCAAGAAACAAGTCAATCTCTCTGTAAAGAAAGGCGAGAAGCTGCCAGTGTCTAAGGGCGCAGGGCTGACTGCCAAAGGTCGCGCCAAGTATAACAAAGAGACTGGCTCGAACCTCAAGGCTCCTGCTCCGAATCCCAAGACCAAGGCAGATGAAGGCCGCAAGAAGTCCTTCTGCGCTAGGATGTCTGGGATGCCGGGACCAATGAAAGACGAGAAAGGCCGGCCAACACGCAAGGCTGCTTCATTGAAACGCTGGAACTGTAAGTAATGCAAATCCCGATCCTTAACGGCATCTACACTGACACCGCTGGGGACTTCCGCGTGGAATACCCGCGCAACATGATCCCTGTCGTGCTCAAGTCAGGAATCTCTGATGGTTACTTTCGTCCTGCAGACGGTATTGTAAGCCTTGGCACAGGCCCAGGCATTGACCGTGGAGCCATCGAGTGGAATGGCCTTCTGTACCGTGTGATGGGCACTAAGCTGGTGTCAATCTCTAGTACGAACGTCGTTACTGTCATAGGGGACGTAGGAGGCACTGGTCAGGTCACGTTTGACTACTCGTTTGACTACTTGGCAATCGCCTCGGGTGGCAGGCTGTTCCTGTACCGTCCAAGCACCGGACTGCAACAGGTGACAGATCCCGATTTGGGAACTGTTGTCGATGTCGTCTGGGTGGATGGCTACTTTATGACGACAGACGGCGAGTTCCTGATCGTCACAGAACTCAACGATCCGTTCTCAGTCAACCCGCTCAAGTATGGGTCTGCTGAAGCTGATCCTGACCCTATCGTTGCGCTGCAAAAGGTCCATAACGAGGTCTACGCACTCAACAGGCACACCATCGAAGTCTTCGACAACGTGGGAGGCTCACTGTTCCCGTTCCAGCGTGTAGAAGGGGCACAGGTCCAGCGTGGCGCAATCGGCACTCATGCTTGCTGCATATTCATGGAGTCTATTGCTTTCATTGGTGGAGGCAGGAACGAGGCTCCTTCTGTTTGGCTCATTTCTGGCAGCAATGCAGAGCGGATTGCAACTAGGGAGATTGACCAACTACTTACCGAATTTACAGAGGAAGAATTGTCTAATGTCCTTGTCGAAGCTCGT